AGCTTTAGATGTTTCACCAATATAATACCAATTCATAGCTTGATATATCTTACCTTTATGATCTTGTTCTGGATCTGCATATGATACAACTGCTTTTAATTTAGGATAATCTTTTTTTAATTTTTTTAAGGTATATGAAACTATTTTAGATACAGGGTTTTTATGTTGAGCTAGTGCTACTCTTACTAATTCTGGACATTCAAAATTAGAAACTTGTAAAAATGCACCTGATTTAGGATTAGCACCTAATCCATATATTACGGATCCTTTAAATTCGCCTTTTTCCCATACTCCGAATCTTACTAATTTAGACTTAGGCATTCGCTTTGAATAATGCCATTTATAAACAGAATATTCACTAGCTTTCTGTGAACAATAATCAATATATAAATCTTTATTTAGGTAATGTTTGTCCACAAGCTTCGCATTTTTCAGATGCTTCGTCTATATCTGATTGATCGTCTTTATCAGTAGGATTAAATGTATCTACTGACATAAATTTTTTTAATTCTTCTTCTGTAAAACCTAATACAGGCAAACTAAAATTATCTTTTTTTAAGTCTTCTATTTCTAAATTCAATAATGGAAAATCCCACTGATTATCTTCCGAAACTCTATTATCTGCTATTCTATATGCTTTTTGTTTAGTATCATCTAATTCAGCTATAACACATGGAACTTGTTTCAATTCTAATTTTTTAGATGCAAAATATCTAGTATGTCCAGCAAGAATAGTTTTATCTGCATTTATTACAATAGGTTGTTGAAATCCAAATTCTTTGATTGATGCTGCAACTTTGTCAACATTAAGACTCTTTCGTGGATTATTTATGTATGGTGTTAAAGATTCTAAAGCTATTAATTCAATCTTCATAAAAGAATTTTTTCCATTTTTATAATACAGCCTATAGGAAATACATTTCTATCAGAAAAAGTTTCATCATCAAAGCTAGAAAAAGTTTTTAATTCTTTCTTATCTTTACTAAATACATAAGCATTAGTTGTCATTTGAGCTGGTTTCATAGCTTTAAATTCTTTTTCTGAAGCATGTCCTGAATCTCCTAAAATATCGTGCCATATGATTGAATAAAAATAATATTTCTTTTTATTGATTTCAATGTGCCTGTATTTCGCTTTTTTCTTTTTCATTATCTAATACTAATTGATGTTTTTCATCATATACATCAACTTTATAATATTTTCCATCTTTCATAAATTTTTGTATATTTCCATCTCTAGCATAGTGCACATATCCTAAATCTTCCAATCTTTTTACTAAATCTGGAATTTCTTGTTTTTCGTCATTTTCCCATCTATGTTGATTTAGCCATGTCGTAAAATGTGGTATAAATGTGTCATCTTGTATATTTTTAGTTTGATTATTGTATGCATTTATAAGCTCTGGCGTATCTGTTTCTTTCAAAATACCTTTAGACCATAGTTTTAGCCAGATTTTATGAGCTTGAAATTTTGAACCTTTTTTTCTATTTAAACTACTCCATAGATTTTCAAAGACAGGATCATATTTATTATTATTAGGTATAGGATTAGGTATAGGTATAGGTGCTTGATTTTTGCTTCTAGCAAGACCACCTTTTCTGCCTGACTCCGATCTTTTTTTATATTTCGCTGTCAAATACTCGTGTTCAGCTGTCAATCTTTTATGAGTCCAATTATATTCTTCTTTATTAAATACAAAAAATTCTCTTAAAATATCATCAACTATAAATTCACATTCAGCAGTTCTACATTGACAGATAATTCTAGCTGATTCTGTTGTAAAAGGTTTTGCATTTTTAGTCCAAGCAAAACATAATAATCTAATATATATTCCTACTTGTTCATTTGTAAGATGTACTGTTTCAGCGGCAAATGTATCTGTGAATAATTGCAATGCGTGAAACTTATTCTTTGATTCCTCCATAAAATATATCCTCCCTTTCTAATTGAATTATATTTAAGTTTGTTTCTTTTAGTAATTCAAGCTCTGTT